CATTTGTTGAGGCCTTCGGGCCAAAGACACTTCTGTGTCTATATTCTACCAATACGGATGCCTTAGGTGTAACACCGGCATTCCGTGTAGGGCATCATCCAGGGCACTCTTGTAGATGTACCCTCGATCGCTAACGAAGTGGATCTCCTCAGGATAACCCACTTTGTAAAAAGGCATTACTGGCTTCGCCAGTACTGTCTTTAGGAAGTCCTCCTCACTCAGTGTCGAAGGACCCCTATAAACTAGGTTCCAAAGCTTGGAATACCTAGTTTTAAGCCGTTCGGTATTAAATGCCGCCGGCTTTTCCCGTCCAAGGAGTATCTCTTTGAACAGGATAGGGCGCATGAGCTCGTCGATGACGTCCTCTTCCGCCCTCCAGCCATCAGTATACGCCGTATTACTGATGTCTTTAGCAGACTTTAGGCCCTCAGGGTCATAAAGCTGCTTAATCTCCCACCATTCCATGGTAGGGAGATTCATGATAATCATCTCAAGATGACTATTCATTGCCTCGACTTCCGTTTCGTTGAGACGGAAGCCGCGATAACTGTAATTCGTAAGGAACTTACGAAGCAGTTTAACATCCTTATTAGCCTGCGGCTCATGAAGGATGTAAGACTCCATGATTGACAGCGTCAACTCAGGGAGTCTCTTAAATACATTCGGGAGTTCCTCCCGAGTGTATAGATCTAGTCCTCCCCAGTGCCTGGGAAGGAGTAGTTGCCAGTACACACCTGAGGTGCGATCTGGCAATAACGAACCCATTCTTTCAAAGAATCGGTCTCGTACCATTCTGACCCATTTCGGAGAAAAACGGTCAGGATGTAACCATCGTAGCGTCCTTCCTAAGGAAAGGCCCTTGCCGATGGCAACATTTCTCTCATTAAACACTTCCAGTGCTTTAGTGAGAGGACTTAATAGTCTCAGTTTGATGGAATCCACAAACGGAGACTTTAAGTAATGTTCGACAGAATCGTTGATGTGTCGAACATCAAAGCCATCGAAGATCCGCTGGACCTCGATGACCTTTTCACAGTATTTCACGACGTTGTCGGAAATACCGTGCTTTCCCTCTGAGATCGCAGATCCAGAGCGAATATGGCCCTCGGTGATATAGGACAGGTATTCTACCGGTCCAACCGCCAGATGGTCATCACCACCTATGTGGTATGTTCTCCATGCTGGAGATTCATACCGGGTCAACGACCCGACATTGAGGTACTTACGCATAGCGTATTCCTCTACCACTAGGTTTAAAATGGTGAGGATAACCTTTGTCAAAGGTTCCCCCATCATAATCCCGCGTATCTGAGTATCTGAGATACCCAGCCGGGATATAAATGTCCTATTGCTCCGTAGGAGACTAAGACATACTCGATTGAGGTTCGACCGAAGGCCGACCCCTTTGAGAAATCCTGAAAGGAGTTGGATACCAACATCCTTCGGGATATAGTCCGTTGCCTCTTTGAGGTCTGAACTTAAACAAGCAGAACCCTCCGGGTACTGCTTGTTACTCATCAGGTAAAGGCTTTGCCATGCCTGATCAGTCTTCAGAAGGCTACTCATCGCAGATGGGTGGGCTCCTAAATACGTCTTCAGAGGATGAGCGACGCTCTGCTGTAAGACGTTAAGCCAGAACGGACCTGTGGTCACGATTCTAGCTTTATATCCCGGTTCGGGTACTGTAAGTACGCGACACGGGATTCCTAATCCGGTCAAAGACCATGCCTCATACTCAAGGTATGCGACAATTAGGATTTGATTACCAATGAATTCGTCGAATCCTTGGTAATAAAGGTTTTGCTCAGCAAAAACCTCCTCGGTGATAACTTCTCCGAAGTCTACATCGGGGTATGCTGTGTAGACCGTAGGTCTACCCCAGTAACGCCATCTCTGGCTGCCCGCAGGGCAGTGAACCTCTCCAAACGGAGTTTGGATCGATTCATCTTCCAGAGGTTTAACGCGAAGCCACTCTGCGAGTGCTTCACGTATCTCCTTTCCTCTACCACCGTCTTTGACGGTTTCGTAGTAGCTGCCTGCACAACTCAAAGAGATGTGTGGGCGGGTAGGCGAATCCTTCGCCAGGAATGCACACTTCTCCCCGACCTTCTCTGCGAGTCGGCCGAGGTGAACTAGGAACCTCACATCCGTCGGATAGGGGGTTTCTATAGTTGAGAAGAAGGTTCGCAGAGCCCTCTCCTCAGCTTTACGGTCACCCGTACCAAGATGGCGGGTGGACGTTAAGTGGGCAAACTTCTCGCAGAGAAGTTTGTCCGCTTTAGCACCATCCAGCATCCTTCGGATGTCTGGATGGTACTTTAGGGCTCGGTAGAAGAAATTCTTCGGACCGGGCTCTTCTAGCTTTGTCTGGAACCCAGCAAAGCTATTGTAAAGGAAGTTGTTAAACTCCTTCCAGTACATGACAATAGGTCCTACTCCGTAGGGTCCTATCGTTAAGATCATCCGTACTATGTATCGGATGGTCTTTTTCCATGCCGACTGTTCTTTGAACATCTCGACATCGAAAAGGAGGAGGGAATCGATGATTCCGTGGACGCAGTCCTCAACTCTCCTAATATCTCTTACCGATCGTGATAACAAAGTTACCACTTTCGATAAGTTCATTCCGTAGGTGGTTTGCAACCATCTACGGCGTGCATTCCATATACTCGCGCTACCAGCGACAGTATTGGAATAACTTTTTCCCCCACCTTTCAGGTGTAGAAGGGAAAAGGTACGCGACCCGAAGACGTAGTCTCCGGATTCGTGAACGATCGGGACGTAGTCCCGAGCGTAACGTTCGTCACCACGCGAGCCCCGAAGGGACAAGCGTTTAGTGGCGATCGATTTCGCGGGCG